AAGAAGAGTAAGCTCCCATAGGCTGACCTACAGAATATCTAATGGCTGACATACCGACGTCCTTCTCAGCCCGAGAAGGAAGAAGGTAATCACGATCTATAAGAATGGAAGCCCAAGCCTTGGCCTCATATAACCCCAATAATGGAGTTAATATGCTCACCTGTAAACCAACCGGTAAACGGTCAGTAGCAGATGATAGGTCAAAGCTAAAGGCCTTACCTTTCTTATATTTCGTAGATAGACTATCCAATTTCTTCTCCATCACTCCACTCTGATCAAACGTAGCATCTTCAGAAATTTTCCGAAGAGCTTGTTGTAGAACAGTATGGAGTGGGAAGAGAAGTCATTGAGTTCAACAATCAACCATCGCAAAGACCCTAACTTTCCCAGCAGGTTCGTCCTTTAAACCTAACTTACCAAGAGGTTGTACCATCTTGGCAGTGGTGTAAGGAGTACCTACGTAAGAAAGAGGTGGGTCTGAAATCATAGAACAACGGCGTAAATTTGAAAAGAATTCAAAGAATCCTTTCAAATTAGATGCAAATACCATAAAGAGGTCCCGTAGATCGGAACCCATAATGGTATATGCCGCCTGATTTATGACTTTTGGATGGGTTGAAATGATTGGAACCCCTACTGTAACCCCTCTTCTCGCCTTTACATAGCGAGAACCAGGGTCAGCAGGGATAGACTTGTCATTTTTAACCATTAGTTCAGGGTCTCATACCGAAGATGTGAGAGGAGAAGACTTTAAAATGCTAAAGAAGTCTATATAAGACGACTCATACATCTTTTTAAGTGAACTTCCACCCACATGGTGTCAGAACAATATAATTGCCTGATCAAAACCATCTCGGTATGGATTATTGACCCCTATATTCTTAAGCCAATCCACTCCAGGTTTTATTATAGAATCAACATTAACAGGCGCCGGAAAGCTTAGTATCCTGTATAAAGATACTAAAGAAGTCCAGAACCTGATAGTCTTGATATCCTGTTTCCTAATTAAATTACGTTGAAGTCGAGGAATTCAAAGTGGAATACCACTTCGATCTCTTCGAACTCTACGTTTTAATGGATCCAGATTCTCTACAATATAACCCGCAGTACATTGTTGCAGTAATACATAAGAGGTTTTGAGGTAAAGGACTAATCCTTTCATCCCCTCATGTTTGTGTAAAGAATGGCACATTCTTACGAATGTTACAACCATTGCACAGCGTGAACGAGATAAACGTCCACCCACTCAACCTAGATTCCGAATAAGGAATCCGATCAAGGGGCGACCTCCATTTCTGGAGACCATACCATTGATACGCTTAATTGCTTTCTCGATTAGAGCAGAAAAGGATTTGGAATTGTCATCCAACCCTCGTCTATTCTTCTCAGAGAACCGAACCCTATCAAGGGAAGG